CGACTCCGCTGGCTCCGGCACCGCCTCCGCTCCTTTCAAGCCCGTCGGCGCCTACGATACAAAAGTGGCGGATAGTGCGTTGATTCGGCAGATGTCGTTTTTAGCTCATTGGGGACCGCCGTGCGGGACGCCCTTTTCGGTGAAGGAACATATGAAGAAACACCCGGAGTGGAAAGACTGGGCGGAATATTTAGTGGATTTCCCGCGGAGAGGGTGGGCGGAGGCGTGAATGTTAGGAAGAAATCGCGTTCCACTCGCAGGCGTTGAATCCCGTTGTTGTTTCGATTCTCAATATTGGAGGAATATAATATTGAGAATATGTATAGGAAGAAGATATCATATTTAAGATGAATGATGGTAATGCGACGATGATCCCCGTCGATTTAGAAAAGATAGTTGCGGCTACACTTAAGGAAGTTGGAAAACAACAAACACTTGGCAAAAACGAAGTCAAACCCGCAGACGCACTCCCAGACGCAGCCGCACTCGAAGTCACAGGCGTAGGCGAAGTCGTAAAACCCACACTCCCAGCCGCAGACGCAGCCGCACTCGAAGTCAAAGGCGTAGGCGAAGGCGCAGGCTCAGACGCAGCCGCACTCGAAGGCGAAGGCGTAGGCGTAAAACCCACACTCCCAGACGTTGATAACAATGCACCAGTTCAAGGAAAGATGTATGATATTGAAGGGGCTTCAGGTACTGACACGGGAACACATAAATTTAAGAATTTGGATGAGGTAAATGCTGCCAGAAAATTAGTAGAGAGAGAGCTGTTGACAGAATTAAAGGTTGGCGGCCGTCGTCGTTCTACCCGCAGACGCCACAAGAAGAGCAGTAAGAAGAGCCGTCGTCAATCAAAGAAAGGCGGCAAGAAGCACCGCAAAAGAACCAGCAAGAAGGGCGGCAAGGGCAAGAAGCGTTCTCAGCGCAAGCACTAAATTCCATGATTCCATGATTCCATTCATTTCATTCATTCCATTATTTTTATCAAAAATTGCGAAAAATAATGTTTAGTTACGACGACGACGGGTTCGGCGGGTTCGGCGGGTGCGGGTGCGCTTCGCATAATGATCACGAGGAGCTGTAGATTTACGGCGACGATGAATTCGAGGAGACTTATGAATACGTTTTTTATATCCACCAACGGCTTGATATTTGTATGACGATACAAAATATTTAATTTGACCTACTAAATTATTAAAATAAAACAACTGTAATTTTTTACTATAACTCTTTATTTCCTTATTAATTTGTTCTTCTGAGAGATTACCGGTCAAAAAATATTGTCTAATAAACTCTCCAACTAACTTAATATTACAGTTATTTACATTATCTACAAACTGTAATAATTGGTCTAAACTGATTTGAGATTCAGATAATTCAACATATATTCCTTCACCCCCATAAGCAGAAATAATACGATAATCATCTTCAGAAAATTTTACAATCAAAAAATAATGTTCCATTGATTGTTTAACAATATCATAAAGTCCCATCGGTAAAATATTACAGTTGCGAATGATATCTATTAATTTTTGGTTATTTATCAAAACACTATTCGCACGCATAGGTGGGGTCGTTTCACATAAAAAATAATTATAACTAACATTTATGAATAAGTTATCAAATAATATATCTGATAATATCGAATTATAATGAACTACAAGTTCAGGTCTAAACACAAAGTTTATTTCACATAAAATAATGTATAAAATTACTGCTACTTTACAACTAGTTATACCATTAAAACTTCTCGTAGCTGTTGCTCCTAGTCGTCCAAATTGAATCCAAAATGGTAAAATATCACTAACGTGTAATAACGGCGAAACGTTACATTGATGGGTTACAAATAATTGTTGATCGGCCATTCAAATACAATACCAATATAAACCTACCCCACTATTTATATAATATTCACAATTTTAAAATAACAACACAATATGTCCATCACGCCGCCCCCTCCCTCACTCCCCGACACCATCGCCATTCTCTCGGAGATATGGAATACAAACGCGGCCATCCCCGACAACGAGCACATTCTCGAACGAATCCACGCCTACGTAAAGACGCAGCTCCCGCAATCCATCAAGAACTACCAGACCGCGCACGCCGAACGCGAAACCCGGAAGAAATCTCTCGCAGTCGTCGCGGATGAAATCACGGAGACCTTCCTAAACCGAACGAAATATTTCTATTGTCCGGCGTCGGAATTGTATTTCACGTATAACAACCAGGTCCGGTATTCGTTGATACACGAGGATGAGATTCATCACCGGATTTTGTCAGATATTACAGCGTCGAATTTTATAGCTACGGCTTCATCTGGCGCAACAAGCGCAACAATAAAATACCGTATAAAAAACCGTATCATCAAAAGTATTCAATCCTCCCGCGATATTCTCTCGTCCATCCCCGAATCCCGCACCATCCAGAATATAATCGGGTTGCTCTACCCCACACTCTTTCATACACGTGACCATGCGAAGTATTTTCTAACGATTCTCGGCGATGTGATCTTAAAAAAAACAGCACCTCTCATCTATTTTGTCCCTGTCCTTTTGAAAGAATTCATCAAAGATCTCGCCAACGAATGCTACGCATTATTTGGTTGTACTGCCAACTCTTTCAGTACCGCATTCAAGTTCAAATATTATGAGCATCAATATAATGATTGCCGACTGGTCGATATTCGAGGCACACAAGCATCGTCGTCAGCGGGATTTATGCTGCGTCTCTCAAACATGCCCGAACTCCGGGAATCCATCATCGACCTCTTCTGTGTCGCAGCGCATTACTCGCACAGATTCGGAAGTGCCGACGATTTCTTGCGTCTCCATTGTAAAACGCCGGAGGTCAGCAGTCATGCGTGGTTTTTACGCGACCGTAGCGAGACGCAAATCATCGATGAATTCATGAATTACGCTACAGAACCCGCGTCATCTGACCACGAGATATCGATGACGAATATGATGTATCTATGGAAGATGTATCTCTCGGAGTTTCGTTTGCCAAGCGTGTTTTTTGCGGCGACCTTACGAGCAAAGTTGGCATGTATTGCCTCGCCATCATCTACGCCAGATATCATTCCCAATCGAACAAGTAAATACCTCCCGCTCGTGAGTCAGTTTCGTCAGTTTTGGAGTGAATGTTGTTTCACAGATGACCGTGAAATCGAACTGGAAATCGACGAGCTTTCAACACTATTCAACGAGTACGCGACGCCGACATCAGGTTCAGTAGCAGCGGCAAGCGACACCGCCCTTCTCGGCATGCTCCGCCATTTTTATCCTGACGTCATTATAGATGACGATAAATACATACTGAATGTCGGTTGTAAATTATGGGATAAGCCAACCGAAATAAATGATTATCTAGAACAATACAAACAACAGTGTCTCTTGAACAATCTTTCATTCCCACAACCGTTATACAACGCATACGAGTACTATTGTGGTAGATGTTATGCTACTGTGAAGAGGCGTATTATCAGCAAACGGTATTTCGAGAAGTATTTCATGGAAGAATACGCGGATTACATCGATGAAAATGGAATGATTACGATAAAGTGGTGGATGGTGGGGGTTACGGAGGATGACTACGTGGATGCCGACGCGGACATACATACCTTGTCATAAAAGTTATATAGGATCGCGTGTGTTTCTTTTTTCGCCTCTGGATGAAACATAAAACCGTAACCACGCCCTTTTTCAAACTCAAAAGCACATGCGTGACGCTTACCATCTCTAAACTTGGTAAACCACGCAATCTCTCGCACACCAGCTTTCTTGGCAGCAGTAGTCATCACCGGCAGGTCATGAAAATATACATAAGCATCCAATTTTCGAGTGTCTTCTTTACAGCGAAATATCGAGTGACCGGACAGTTCTATTTTTACATCCTTATTCCAATAACTTTCGTACGGAATAAGATCACCCCCGTAATATGTCATTAAAAATTGACACCCATGACATATTCCTAATACCGGTAATTTTGGAAAATGAAATAGGTAATACAGTTCTAACTCTAATTCATCTTGCGGTTTTTCAGGATGAATACGATACGCTGAACCAGGAATAATCAAGCCGCATATATCTTTACGTCGAGTAATAGCGGGGTCGCATTTCGATACAACCTTGAACGGTATTTTTCGTGTATGGAATATATCATATATTTCAGCCAGTTGGTTTACATTATCTGGTTTATTTCTAGTGATAACTAACAACATTAGAACGGATAACTACTATATTATATGGGTATAATAATAGTTGAGTATCAAAGTCTTATCGATTCCACCTTCCCCCGCCCTCTAGTTTCACAATCCGCCCGCTTTCAATAAAGATTTTAACCGGAAACGTCGCTGCGAATTCCGAATCATGCGTGACAACAATCATCGTCGTTTTTTTGGACATTTCTTGAATCATCTGGACGACATATTTTTTATGAAACGCATCCACCGCAGCCGTAGGCTCATCCATAATCGTAATCGGTTTATTGCTAAGATAGCTCCTCAATAAGTAAATAATTTGCCGCTGCCCGCCGCTTAGATTCTCGCCTCTCGACCCCGCCAGCGTATCAAGACCCTGCGGCAATTTCTTAAATACATTCATTATTTTAAGGCGGTCCAGAATTTCAACGACTTCTTCCTTCGGCGTGTTTGTAGCGTAGCATATATTATCAAGCACAGACCGATTAAACAAAACCACTTTCTGTGAAACAATCGATAATTTGCTTCGCAGATATTCGCGGTCGATATTTCGAATATCCTCGCCGTCAAATAGGATTTGCCCTTCAGTCGGCTTGAAAAAACCGGATAACAGTTTTATTATCGTCGATTTTCCGCTTCCGTTTGTTCCGATGATCGCGACTCGATCAAGTGGTTTTATTTTAAAAGAGACATTCTCTAGTGTTTTTTTGCGATCTTCTGCCGTTTTGACCTCGCTCGAATTCGCGTATTCAAATGACACATTCTTGAATTCGATATGTCCAGTGATGAGAATATCCGTTTTATCACCAGCAGCGTCTTTATCATCTACTAAAAGTTTGCGGATATTCGATTCATTTTCAGCGAGCTTACCATACTCGGCAATGACGATAATACTTCTTTGTGAAGCAGTTTTGATATACCGAACAAAAAACAACATAATAATGATGACTTTTATCGTAGAGGTGCTGTCGATGGATTTGGATTTATACAAACGAAGGATGACGTAAACATAGCCAACCAGAATGAGTGTTACGATAATTGACATCGCGTATCCACCCTTTGACGTGCTCCATAATTGTGTCTCATGAGCGTCGTCATATATACTGTGTTTTTGTGTGAGATATTCTTTCTCGTCTTTGATTTTTTTCGTGCATATAATACTAATAGAGTTACTTAAAACGTCATCGATATTCGACATTAACTGTCTCTCTTCATTTTCTCGATGTTCCGACGTATTCTTAGTATGCATGAGAATATAATAATACAAAATGAAAAACAGGACGAATACGAACGCCGTCATAATACCGATTTTCGGGTTCAAATAAATGATATATCCAAGAATAACAATTGTTGTAAGAACAAACGTCATGACCCAATAAATAAATCTACCGGTAAATGATGTCACCGTATTCGGTATCTTTAATGTTTTGATGATATGGTTTGAAATATCCTCTTTTTCATAATTCACCTCAATATTTTTGAAGATGACATCGATCAGTTTGAACCGAATGAACTTTTCCATCATCGGATAATAGATTTTGTCGAAATAATTACTGATCATATAGACGGTATCCACGAACATGCTTAATCCGGCGATTTTGAGCAGAATCGTAATCGATTTGCTGTATTCAAGACCGTTGATTGCGCCTGTAAAATTAGAAAAGAGGTCAGACAATACGATCATCTCAATCGGATTACATATGAGTGTGGTGATGATCGTAATAAATACCCATATCTGGTTTTCTTTTAAAAAATCGAAAATATATCCTGTAATAATATGATTGTCCAACGTCGTCATATGAGAGGACGTTATATATTGTAAATTATAATACTACTATTATAGTGAAATATAATAGTACTACTGGATTGACTTATGTATTAACGCTTCTTGGGAGTATTCACGAGACGAGCACGGCGACCAGTCTTGGTAATCTTAACCGCACCGAACTTCCCCTTACGGGCGGTATAGCCATACTTGCGCAGACGGTTCTCCTTCTTTGCGGTGCTGTGCTTCTTGGCACTTACAATACGTCCGTGCTTATTGAAGATCAAATCGGCCCGGCAAAGACCACCAGGTGTCTTGTAGGCGGTTCCGTGCCACACTTGGGCGCGAGACCCCTCTAACATTTCGTATTTCTTTCCATGCATGTGGTAAAAACCATCATTGCTGCGATCGCATCGTTTCACCATTTTACTAAATCTCTTGTTATAACTTATCATTAGAAAAAAAGGACGGGTAGTTAGAATGAATTCGCGATAGGCGCTCCAAACCCACCAGGCGCTCCTGACCACCGTCCAAACCGATTGATATTATTTACGGCATAGACCTTTTTCACATTTTTGGTTTCTGTCGCAACACGAATACTTTGCGCATAACGCATCTTCTTTGTGATATTCGTATTATTTGTGGATGTTGCCATCCCCGCGGTTGGGTTTGTGATCGTGGGGCATTTAAAATATGGAACGCGGATATCGTTGTTTTGATTATTGATTACAACCGGATTCCCGCATGAGTCAAATTGAACGAGTGCGTCGTTGATGCGGTATATATCGCTACAGGTAAGACCCATGCCAAACGTCGTCCTGTATCGTGGTGCGGCCATCGTGACTCTTAAGATACATATTCAATCCAAAATAAAATTGAAGAAGAGTTAAACATAACGTTGGAATATAGAGTACCCCACACGACGTAATGCCGCCTAAAGCCTCCTCCGCTGCCGCTGCCGCTGCTGCTGCTGCTGCCGCCGCCGTCGAAGACCTTGGCAAATATCAGAAAATGACTGACCGTGAACACATCCTCAAGAAGCCGGACACGTATATTGGAACGATCGATCCGACGGATACGATGGAATATGTGATGGACGTGGCACCAGCCACAACAACGATCGATGACTCTACCGCCGCCGCCGCTGCCGCCGCCGCTCCCGCCGCCACCGCCGCTCCCGTCCTGCTTACCCGACGCAATATCACCTACATCCCCGGTCTCTACAAACTCTTCGATGAAGGAATGGTAAATATGCGCGACCACGTCGTTCGTCAGGCGCAAGCTGTCGCGGATGGCAAACCCGACGCACTTCCCGTGACGACCTTGGAGGTGGAGATCGACCCCGCTGATGGAACGATTCACATGACGAATGACGGCAACGGAATCGATGTGGCCCAGCATCCTGAGCATAAACTATGGATTCCCGAAATGATTTTCGGCCATCTCCGCACATCAACCAACTACGATGAAAACAAGAAGGAGAAAATCGTCGGCGGGAAGAACGGTTTCGGGTTCAAACTCGTCCTCATCTGGTCGGTCTGGGGTCGTGTTGAAACGGTGGATCACGTCCGCGGGCTGAAATACACTCAAGAATTCCGTAACAATCTCTCGGAAATCGCGCCTCCTGTGATCACGAAGTCCAAGGTCAAGCCTTATACTCGCGTCAGCTTCCGCCCCGATTACGCTCGATTCGGTATTGTGGGAAATAATCTAACCGCAGATATGGCCGCACTTTTCCTAAAACGCACCTACGATATTGCGGCGGTTACCGACAAGACCGTGAAAGTGAAATACAACGGAGCACTCATTCCGGTTCGACATTTTCAGCAGTACGTCGATTTGTATATCGGCGCGAAGGGTGGCGGCGAAGGCGGCAGCGTCAAGCGCATCTACGAGACTCCCGACCCTCGTTGGGAGTATGTCGTCTGCCTCACGACCACCGATGAATTCGCGCATATCAGCTTCGTGAATGGCATTTACACCCCGAGAGGCGGTAAGCACGTGGAGTACATCACGAATCAAATCGTCCGCAAGCTCGCAGAGGTAATCAAGAAGAAGAAGAAGGTCGATGTCAAGCCGAATACAATCAAGGAACAACTGATGCTGTTCCTGCGTTGTGATATCGAGAATCCCTCATTCTCTAGCCAGACCAAAGATGAGCTCGGCACAGCTGTCGCGAATTTCGGGTCGTCGTGTAAAGTTAGCGATGAGTTCATCGAGAAGCTCGCGAAGATGGGTGTGATGGACGCAGCCTGTGCGCTCACCGAAGTCAAAGATACGAAAGCCGCAAAAAAGACGGATGGCGCGAAAACAAAGACCATTCGTGGAATTCCAAAACTCATCGATGCGAATTATGCGGGGTCGGCAGATAAATCCGCACAGTGTACAATCATCTTGTGTGAGGGTGATTCAGCCAAAGCCGGTATTATCAGCGGGTTGAGCAAGGAAGACCGTAATTATATCGGCGTGTATCCGATGAAAGGGAAGTTATTCAACGTTCATGGCGAGACGACGAAACGCATCTCGGAGAATCGCGAGATTGCCGAAATCAAACAGATTCTCGGCCTTGAAACTGGAAAGACCTACACCCCCGCCGATGTTGCCACCAAACTGCGTTATGGAAAGGTGCTGTTCATGACCGACCAGGATTTAGATGGCGCTCATATTCAGGGCCTCGGAATCAACCTCTTCCAGACCGAGTGGCCGTCACTTACGAAAATGCCCGGTTTCATCGGGTTCATGAATACGCCGATTCTGAAAGCACGCCGTGGCGCACAGGAGGAGGTCCTCTTTTACAACGACGGTGAGTTTGAAGCATGGAAGAAGCAATTTCCTGACGCGGTCGTCCCCGCAAGTTGGACCACAAAATATTATAAGGGTTTGGGTACGAGTACTGGAAAAGAGTTCAAGGAATACTTCGAGCATAAGAAGATGGTTTCGTTTCTTCATACGGGGAAGGAAAGCGACGACCACCTCGATATGGCATTCAACAAGAAACGTGCCGATGATCGTAAAGAGTGGTTGGCGAATTATTCACGCGAGGCGTTCCTTGATACATCGAAGCCGGCGATCCCTTATGAAGAGTTCATCGATCGCGGCCTTATCCACTTCTCGATCTACGACAACGAACGCTCGATCCCCAACCTGATGGATGGACTGAAGATTTCGCTGCGTAAGATTCTGTATGCGGCGTTCAAGAAGGGCGGCCTGAAGACGGAAATCAAGGTGGCGCAGTTCAGCGGGTATGTCAGCGAGCATTCTGCGTATCATCATGGCGAGGCGAGTTTGAATGCGGCGATTGTCGGGATGGCACAGAACTTTGTTGGAAGCAACAATATCAATCTGCTTGAACCCAACGGTCAGTTTGGGACGAGAAGTGCCGGAGGTGACGATAGTGCGAGCGAAAGATACATCTTCACACAACTTAACAAGCTCACGCGACTCATCTTTCGCCAAGAAGACGACGCTGTATTGTCATATATAGACGACGACGGTCAAATGGTGGAGCCCACGTATTACGCACCAGCGATTCCGATGATTCTCGTGAATGGAAGTAAAGGAATCGGAACGGGATTTAGCACAGAGGTTCTTCAGTACAACCCGCTTCAAATCATCGCGTATGTTCGGGCGATGCTCGCAACGACTTCTGTTGCCGACCGCCCCGTCATCGAGCCCTACTTCAAGGGATTCAAAGGAACGATACGAAATATCGGTGCCCCGGCTTCCGCCTCCGGTGCCGCGACCTCCGGTGCTCCTGCCACTAACGTCGCATCCGCTACGATTCCGTGCTCCGGTGGCTCCGCTACCTACGCGAAATATCTCATCAAAGGCACCTACGAAATTGTTGCCGACCGTAAAGTGCGTATTACCGAGCTACCGATTGGTACATGGACCGATGATTACAAAGTATTCTTGGAGAAGTTGATGGACGCGCCCGCGGCGTCTGAGAAAGAAAAAAGTGCCGACAAGGCTTCTGCCGCCGCCCCCGTCCTCAAAGAATACAGCGACATGTCCACCGACACCGTTGTGGATATCACCGTCACGTTCCATCCGTCATACCCGCATACCCCGAAAGACCTTCAAGCCGTGATCGTCGATGCAGAAGCAGGAACAAACAAACTCGAGAAGCTGCTCGGATTATTCACGACCCAAAGTACGACGAATATGAATCTGTTCGATGCGCATGAGAAACTCCGGAAATACGCGACCATCTATGATATCATCGAGGATTATTACGTGGAACGCCTCGCATTATACGCAAAACGCAAAGCGGCGATGCTCGCACAACTAGCGAATGAACTGCGTGTGCTCACTAATCGTGCGCGATACATCCAAGAAATCCTCGACGACAAACTGGAATTGCGAAGGCAGACGAAGGAGGCGATTTTCGCAAAGATGACCGCGCATGGATACGAACACATCGATGGCGACGTCGAGTTCAAATACCTCTTAAAAATGCCCATGGATAGTGTAACCGATGAGAATGTCAAGAACCTCCTCGCGGAGCGTGATTCCAAACGTGCGCAACATCAGGGACTCAGCGATACGTCTATTCAAGCATTATGGAAACATGACTTGGATGAATTGGAGGTGGAGTATAAGAAGTGGGCAGCGGCGGGAGAGACGATCAAGGCGGCTGCGGGAGGCGGAGGCGCAGCGGCGCCAACGAAGAAGAAGATGGTGGTCAAGAAGATATAATCATGTAATAAGGTATTGAGTGGTGTAAATAATAATAATAAACCTATTTTTTATTATTGTTCTACAAGTCATCAAAACCACGGCTTCAACTCTAGCGTCTTATGCTTGTAATCCGAGAAGTTCGGACGAGCCATCGGCGTATACATGTTACTGACATCACGCTTGTACTGGATATATCCCTCCGCCTCACCATGAACGCGAGGAACACAATATTCAAATACTAATTCATTCAACTCGATAATCTGTTCGCGAATATCGGTGGGAGCGTTGGCGGCGTTTTGAAGAAAAATAGTGCGCATGATGATGCGGAGAGTATCACAGTCCTGCTCGCCAACGACGTACTTACCGCGTGAGCGCTGATACACACCTGCGCGAATACCGTTCTGAATAATTTGCATATTCTCCTTACTAAAGAAGGCATTAGAGAGAGGCGTATTTTCCCAGATTCCGTTGAGAGCATCACGGTAAGTTACACACTGATGGACAGGGTTCTTATCATAAAGAGCAAACTGGTCTTGAATCGGGGGGGTAAGGATATCCAGCCGTCCATTTTTAGGCTGTCCGATAAAGGTTTCTTCGGGGAACCCGCGATAATCAAAACGATTCATAGAACGAATACCGGATACGGTTGAATGAATATACGCTAAATAACGTTGTTGTATAACGTATAGATATTATATCACTACTATTTATATAGCAAATTCGTTAATTCGTAGTAATAGTATGGATTTTATTTCAAGTTCAAAAAATGTGGGGTCTTCCGCATTCGGAAGTTCGAGTAATGGAAATGCCAGCGCATCAGGCGAAGGTCTGTTTAGCAATTTTTTCAATCTTTCAATACAAAAAATGGTGTTATTACTCGCAATCATCGCGTTTATAATCTCGGTTGGAACAGTCGCAATTTTACTCTGGAAGTCAAAGAGCACCCAGAAGTGGCCTCCTGAGATCGCCAGATGCCCCGATCGTATGGAATTTGACGGTACAAAATGTATAGATACTTATTCTTTGGGTTACCAACTTGATTCTCCTGACCAAAATGATAACTGTAACAATTTCACAAAGGTACAAATTGCTAAATTTAATTCTCCTGGGTTACGTGACGCTGATGGTGCTGATGGTGCTTATGTACCATGGGAAGGTATCGTCGATGGTGAAAAGTCGCGCGCAAGTTCGCTGAAGTGCTTGACGTAATCAATCATGCGTAACTGAATATCTGTATGACAAAATAACGTTTATTATGTCATATTACACATTATATCATTTCGAACCGTTGATGTTTGGGTATTTACATACGGTAAGCGCCAGGTGCGGCACCCGACGCCTGCTTTGCCACTGCCGGCAGAGAGTCAGAAGGTGACCCCATTCCATAAGCACCTGACCCGGCCTTCATGTTGCCAGTGACACACATCGAGTAAAACAGACGTGTCTGGAAGTACATGAGAGCATAGACCAATATCATCAAGAACGAATATAGACCGCTCATTATAGTGATTTTTCCCCTAAATAATAGAACAAGCGATGAAACAAATCCCAACGCAGCAACCGCCAAGAAAATAAAATTAACAACGGTAAGCCAATAAAACAACATACAATAGTCCTTATCAAGAGGAGCAAATAACTCTTGGATTGCGTTCATTCTGTCAATATAATCGTTTATAACATATAAACATAAAAAATATATTCACATATCACACATGGATAATTATACCGCGTTTTTGGGTCGCGAAACCATCTATAACAATATACGGGATTTCTTATCATCTTTCCAAAAAAACAAAACCGACCTTACATTCAAGCGCGGGATTTATATCTATGGAGCGCCTGGAACTGGGAAAACCGAATTCGTGGTACGATTATTAAAGGAGCTGAACTATGATATGGTGAAATATGACGCGGGAGATATTCGTAATAAGTCAATCATCGACTCGATTACACAACATAATATATCCGATAAGAACATCATGTCCATATTTCAACGTAAAGTTCAGAAAATCGTGGTAGTCATGGATGAGCTTGATGGAATGAATAACGGCGACAAGGGTGGAATCACATCGCTCATCAAACTCATCCGTCCTAAAAAGACGAAAAAACAGAAACAGGAGGAAGTTACGATGAACCCCATCATCTGTATCGGTAATTATCATATCGACAAGAAAATCAAAGAACTCATGAAGGTCTGTTATGTGTACGAGTTGAAAACACCGACGCCCGCGCAAATGTCGCAAATCATCGACATGAAGTTGCCAACCATCGACGCACTCATGCGGAAAAATATCATCGCATTCGTTCAGGGCAATCTGCGTAAGCTTAATGCGGTGATAGATATGAGCAAAAAATCGAATACGATACTCGCAAATAATATTCTTCACGCGATATTTCAGCCCAAAACCTATAATGAAGACATTAAAAAGGTAACAGAAAAGTTGATGAATACCGAATACATGATTTCGGATCATAATATTTTAATCAACGAAACTGATCGCACCACAATAGGATTGCTCTGGCACGAAAATATTATTGACTTGTTTGAAAAAATGCCCGTCTCTGTAAGCGCACCTTTTTATAAGCTTGTACTCGATAACATATGCCAAGCGGATTACTTCGATCGTATTACATTCCAAAACCAGATTTGGTTATTTAATGAACTATCGTCACTTATCAAGACATTCTACAATCATTATTTGTATCATAAATCATTTCCGAAAAAGGCGCGGTTTCACCCGACAGAAGTTCGATTTACGAAAGTTCTTACAAAATATAGCACCGAATACAATAATCAGCTTTTCATACAGAATTTGTGTATTCAACTTTCGATGGACCAAAACGATTTATTCACATTTTTCATGACGCTAAAAAAACAGTATTCCGAAGATGAAATTCCGCGCATTTTAGAGATGTATGAAATTACAAAATTGGATGTCAATCGGATTTATCGATATTTAGACAAATATATGGAAAAAACAGTTGTTGGTGAAGATGACATATTCGGAAGCGGCGGCGGCGGGGCTCTTGAACATGATATCAATTATGATTCGACCATATGCGAATAAGCCAACGAGCGAATGAGCACGCACACACAGAAATGCGATGTAATCTATGCGTTTGATTGATGCCGAAAAGATATTATCAGTATTTAGAACTAATTTCATTTCTATGGGTGCGTCAATTTCGTTTGATTCAAAGTATCGTTTGGTTTTAGACACAGATGTAGAATGTATTTCGGTGAATCAACCCAAGAACATCACAAATACTGCTTCAGCACGTAAAAATAAAAAGAGCGAGCGTGATGACGCAATCGACGGCGACAGCGGGAGTGGCAGCGGGAGTGGCAGCGGGAGTGACAGCGACAGCGACAGCGGGAGTGATGACGAAAACAAGATTTATACCGTGAAAATAACACCCGACGTTGTAAGTTACATACGTAGTTATCTTCGTAAGAATGAGTTTTTAGACGAGTTCGACTTGATTACTGAAATCGACCTTGATAATTATGAACATACTCCTGGGACGGCACTCGTTTTCAATTCAGATTCGATCGTGTATAATACAAATAATCAAACGATTGAAGCTATCGGTGAATGGGAGTATCTTCCACCCGATAATGATGAAACAAAAGTGAAATCAAAACCGTCAAAGACGAAGTCTAAGTCGAAGTCTAAATCTAAGAGTCGTTATGACGACGACGACGACAGCGACGACGACCAACACGACCGCGATGACGATAATGAGTCTCGTCGCAAATATAAATCGAAAGACGACGATCTTCCTGTAAGTGAAATCGAAAATATCCTCAAGGAAAAATTCGATGAGTATAATAAGGGCCATGAGTTCATAATCCATGAATCTAAGAATAGTCTTCTTTGTTTGAAGATTAATTCGGTTGAAATTGTTAAGGCATAAATAATATCATCGTCACCGACGTCGTTGTCGTGGTTCATTATGATATTATTATTGTGGATAATAGATTAGACGTAAATCGTTTCGGGTTCGGTCACGGTCGCGATCGTCGCTGATTCTGGTGCTGGTGCTGGTGCTGGTGCTGGTGCTGGTGCTGGTGTCGTCGCACACACCGCTGCCGCTACGGCTGCCGCTTGAAGCTTTTGTAACGACATATAGTTATCATGAAGCACATTATATTCCCGATTCAATCGTGCTATTTCTTGATCACGAGACGTTACATCATTTTGTAATGCTTGAAGAATATCAACAATCTGTTTGTTATTCAACGTAACCGGCGATTGGCCTGGTTGCTGTAATACGATATTACCGCCGCCTCCTGTTGCCGCCGCATCTTCCGCCATCTTTGCGCGTTCTTTCTCAAGCTGTAGGGTTTGCGCGATAACGTCGGGTTTCATTTCCGGACGACCCGGTTCATATTTTTCCAACAATCCCTCCAATTCGTTCATATAAAACCGACGAAGATCGTTGTCTTTAATGAAATCCATAACCTTCTTCGGCGAATCTCTCACCACATCCGGATTGGCATTTACAAGCAACTTGCGTTTGTCGAATGTGTTATGCTCATGTGAAAATACGAGAATCACTTTCATCGGGTCGAGTTGAACAAATGGGACAGTATAATCTTTCAAGAACGCTCGCTCTTCCGCCAAACAAGCATCGTCGTTGTAACGATTATTCTTTATCAACTTCCGCTTAAATGCGAATGTTCCCGCGGTTGCGTGATTCGGGCCATACGGTCCAAACCGCTTCATCTGTTTGATATGCTTAAAATAAATGTAAATCTCACTCGACCCGGCACATAATGCGTCTGGATGAGATACCAACATTTCGACCGCGTGAGAGACGCGTTTTGGTGGATAATAGTCGTCGTCATCCATATACACCAATATTTCACCGCGTGACTTCTCATGAAGCAAATTCCGCTTCGCTCCTAGCGTCATTTTCGTATCATATTTGAAATACTTAACACGTGGATGTGATGCGATAAGATCCTCGATTGGGTCGGTCCCGTCATCAATAATAATCCATTCCATGCGGTCTTGAGGATAATCTTGTGCGTTGAAACATGATATCATAGCAGGAATAAATGGTCTACGATTGAAAGTTGGAGTACAAACACTGACGAACGGGTATTTCTTGAAATACGCTGGGCTCGATTTTTCAACAGAGGTCGCAGACGCAGACGCAGACGCAGACGCAGACGCAGACGCAGACGCTGCTTTACTCTTTCCACCCATATCGTGTAAATGTGAATATAATAGCTTTTATACGTTATTATTTATGTCCTTTCTATTCATTCATTCATTCATTACGGCCCCCAATTTTTAAGCGAATTAAAAAACTCCATAATTCCTTGCCAGTAATGCGTCAAATACAAGACAAGCAACATCAAAATCACGATTGCGGCAACATTAATATCCAAGTACTCGAATGCGTAATACATGAGCGTCAAATTAAAGAAGAAGAATATAATAGGAACGTAACGAGCATATAATTCACGATATTGGTCCCAATGAAGAAGCGGGTAAATAAAAAATGTACCAATAAACTGAATAAGTTGTATAAAATAAGAAACCATCGGAATTATACCTAGACCAAATCCCGTAAATAGAGACCATAATGATCCACCTATAAATTCTTTACGATTGTCAGTTTGATTCAAAATCATGCCAATAACTGTTGTAAAAAATGGACCGCCCATCAACATAAAACCGACAATCAGTAAAAATACGAAAGGCATCAAAATAATCAATAATGGTGAAACAGCGTCATATAATTCAGCCGGAATCGCGTGAGAAATTCGCGTAATTTGTTGGAATATATAAGACAACATCGCGCGATCCGATGAAAATGAAAATATGAATGCGTTATTAATCCATTGCTTGAATCTCGCCTTAATGAAATCCCAGTTCAAAAGATTCACCTTTGTTACACCTTCGTCCACGCTATCATTCACCATGTCGATATCATCTTTTGTCAAACAGAACCATTTAAACACATATGTATCAAGCAAAATCGCGGCTTTCAAGTAGATTTTTTTAGAGGCTTCGATCTTCGGGTCATCGGCAATACCGCCAAATTTATCGTCACAGTCGGCATCACACGACGTATATTCATTCGTATAACAATATGGCCATTCATGTCGGTCTGTGGGAAATAGTTTATTTAAATTAAGGCTGTTTTTTTTAATGCTTTCGGGTGCCGAAAAAAACATGATATTCACGCATATAACCGAAATAATGACGGTTTCGACAAATAGCGTCAATACGCTCAGCCCGAACTCTTTAAGTGCTGCTAGATCGAATAAGGATTTCGGTTTTACTTTTTCCTTTTTAGGTGTCGCTTCCTCCTTCGCATCTGCGTCTTTTTCTTTGTCGGAACCGAACATTCCACCGACTTTGCTAAAAGTGCTACTTTCTTCTTCATTCTCGCCTCCGCCGCCGCCGTCGTCTACATTTGTTTCTTCATCATCCGCCATCGTATCGTATATGTATGTATTCAGGTTATATATACGATATAATAATAATTTCGTCGCGTTTCGCGACGTTTCGCGACGTTCCGCTACTCACCGCGCGTACATCAGACCGCAATTCCCCGATACAAATGTGAGTACGTTATACCGCTCCTCCAATATATGTAGATCGTAGTTATACAAGTAAATATTCACATTCGGCTTATTCATACCGATAATCTCTCGAGTATTTGGATTACAAATCACTTTCACTTCCGCCGCAGAGTCGAGAGGCGGATATATCGTTGAGAGTTCTAGCTCAATCTGATTGAACTTGCTCATATTGATCGCGCCACTTGGCTGGAGATCAAAGGGGTCGGAATTCAGGCAGAAATTGTAACAATATATCCCCGGCTTCGCGCTACCTTTTGTGCGTGTATATTTCTCGATGTAGTTATACACTCCCGCATCCAGTAAATTCTCGCGGTATTTGCCGTTAAGCGAAATCCCCATCATCTGTAAAATATCGCGCTCATTCTCGGATTGAAAGTCGCCGGTAATATGGAGTCCGGTGAGTCGTTTATCGCGCGGGTTGATGCCCGGTCCAATCCCATTCTTCGGGCCATTTTTATCGAAGAAGTAGCGGTCATTCGCGAAATCTGGGTTCAAATTCAAAGAAATATCGGTCGTCTGGCGGATATCTTCACTAAAAGCGGCCGGGCGCCAATCATCGTCGATCGGGGCGGGAATAATATCATATGGCAGATAGTTATACGGCCAATTCGTATAATTGCTCCATTCATTTCGCATATTGACATCGCTGCGCTGAAAGAATAGCGTCCATGACGCCACCATTCCCATCGAATTCTCTATCTTGATTTTCTTATTACCGGTTACATCGTTAAATACCCAATCATAATATGATTTTATCAGGTATTTCTGTTGATTCGCAGCAAAGACTTTCGATTCTTCATCCGAGAGAAAACAATACGTCGCCATCAAATGAACATCGGCGTTCCAATCTGTGCGCAGACTAGGATAAGAATCCAGCGATAAATCAATACTGGGCGGCGGATATAAAAATCGCCACATCTGGTGAAGGGGGTTCGTAAAGTCGGGTTGAACCACCGGCCAGAAATTTTCTGGATCACCTACATCACGAATCGTGAATAATTCTTTCACCGGTCGCAGCGTAACATCGATTTGAAGTTGGTTATACTGAAGGCACACAAGCGGAAATGCCATTTTCGAAGACAGCGTGAACCACGCATTTATGGGGATGTATATTTTACGCCCACGGATAGAGGGTTCTGCGCCAGCGACATTCGACGTGCGATAGGCATTCGGATATTGGTTGAGGCGCGCACCCGAACAACCCGGATTGTATAATTCCGGAACATGACCCGTCATTTGGTTATATAATTCGCGCTTCGTTGCGTCGAGGTCACGCTCTAGGATTGCCATAAGATTATGTCCGGTGAAACGCTGGAGTGTCATTCCACCAACTGAAATCACGATTTCCTTCACCATTTGGGTTCCGATGTTTTCAATCCAACGAAACTCATACGGAGCCCACATATCTCCTACGCGGGCCGGTGGATGAATCGGGCTCCAAATCGACGGCAGCGTAACACATATATATGTATCCATCAATAATTCAGCATATCTCGGAACGTAAAACGTGAATTTGGATTCTTCCGTCATACGCAGTTTCTTCTGCCCGTCAAAATCAACTCTAAACTTTTGAAGACCGAAATTCGTATATTTAAGATAGGTGCTTTTGAAAAACGACTTTTTGGGGTTACCGTTTAAAATAACATTTTGGTTGCCTGTAGCGACCAGATTCAATAAACCACCAGTCATTTAGTATTTTATTCGTTGGTTGTTATTTGTTATGTTATATATAACTTTATATAAAAATCTATTATTCTATTATTTTAATATATATAGCAAGAGGAATGAAAGAAAATCAAGTAGAATTCGTGTTTATAGGTATTATTATTATCGTTTTCGCAACATGGAAAATATCAGAGATGATTAAAACCAGATGTTATGAATCGATGGCAATACGGGAGGGATTCGAGGCCGCGTCGAGAGATGGGGAGGTGGCGGCGAAGGCAGAACCTGAACTTATGACCCATTTGAATGACCTACTCAAAAGGAACAAAGTAGAAACGTTTATCTCGGAGACAGCATTATCCACCGAGAATTTTACAATAGAAACGCCCGAAAATGATATGACGGTGAATCAGCGTAAAAAGGCGGCAACAATACTTGATGGTTTCAAGGCAGGCACGCCGCCTCCGCCCCCCGTCGCTGCGCCCACCACTGACAAACCGATCAACGCAGTAAAAGAAGGTCTAGAAAATCTCGATGAAAATACGAAGGCATTTATCGAAAAAAATATCACGTCCATCAACCCGCAAGACAGCCAAAGTAAATTCAAGTTACGTGATTATTACATCAAATCAGCGTACAACGCATTCAATCCCGATAAATTTAAGAATTCGAATGTAAGCATGGATGCGTTTCTATATGTAATCGCACGTGGGTGTCGTTTCATCGACTTCGAGGTGTTTTCTGTTGATAATGAGCCGGTTATCTCATCTTCGTCTGTAAATTCGTATAATTACAAGGAAACATTCAATCACATTCCAGTAAGTGAAGCATTCGAGGTGCTTGGAAGTTATGTGTTTTCAGGAACAAAATGCCCCAACCCCAGCGATCCTTTTATTATTCATATGCGTATCATGTCGCGTAACATAACCATGTATGATAATCTTGCGAAAATTATCTCTCAGAGCAAGACTGTTGCGCGTAATTTGTTAGGCCCCAAGTATGGTCGCGAATATCAATCAAAAGATTTAGGGAACGAAAATTTGCTCGACTTTAAAAATAAAATCATACTTATGGTGGATGGAACGAATCAAGTGTATCGAAACACAAAACTGTTTGAATTGATCAATATGAGTTCAAACACGATGTTTCTCTCGAAATACACTTATTTTGGCGTGAAAAATGTCGGGGACCCTCAGGCATTCAAAGATGCGAATAAGAAAAATATGTGTTTGGTTGTACCGGATAAGAGCGGCCGCCCTGTGAACGATGGACACAACGGTCCTTATACATGGGGGTGTCAGATTGCGGCCATGTGTTTTCAGGAAGAGGCACGTGATGAAAAACTCAAAGCGTACGAAGATAAGTTTGCGTCGGTGGGATATGCGTTCATATTGAAACCGGAGGATCTACGTTATGTTCCGATTACGATTGCTCCACCAGCACCCCCCAACCCGAAAGCGTCGATGGAGGCACGACCTGCGGAAGCAGCGGGCGGTGTCAAGATTACCTTGTAATATCATTTGCGGAAGTCGGTATCATGTCAGCCGCTTGGATTCGAACTACGCTACGCTGAATTATATTCTAATGTTATCATAGTAGAATATAATGGCATTATTACATAGTGGCGTCGGTGGTGCTCGTCATGACTACGACAAAACCGAACAAAAAATGTCGTTCGAAGAAAAAGAACTCGAGATCCTGCGCGAAGCCGTCGATTTAGTTGAAAAACGGAAGGGCGCCGCTGTCATCCAAGACCCTAAAGTTCAGGACATCATCTCCATCGTCGAGAAATTCATCGCAGATAAGAAACTCGTATGTTATGGTGGTACGGCCATCAACAATATTCTTCCCGAAGACGCACAGTTTTACAATAAAGATATCGAGCTACCCGATTATGACTTTTACTCCGACAAGGCTCTCGACCATGCGAAAGAACTTGCGGATATTTATTACAAGGCAGGTTATGAAGATGTTGAAGCGAAATCCGGCGTTCATCATGGCACCTATAAGGTTTTCGTCAATTTCACAGGTATCGCCGATATTACAAATATGGAGCCTGCATTATTCAAAGTAATCTCTCGAGATGCGATTATTAAAAAGAATATACGTTATGCTCCGCCAGACTTTCTTCGTATGGCGATGTATCTCGAACTCTCGCGTCCGGATGGCGATGTTTCGCGCTGGGAGAAAGTACAGAAACGCCTCACCTTACTAAACACACATTATCCGCTCAAGGGGTATGAATGTGACAAAATCGAATACCAGCGGGGGTTTGATGGTGCGACGAGTGGGTCGAAGACCGGTGAAGTTAGTATTTCAAGAAAAAGGAGTGCGACGACGCCGACACGTACTCGCACGCGCACACAGACACAAACTCGATCGCATACACATTCGCACACGGTGAAACGCGGCGGAGGTGGCGACAACGACAGCGCAAAGGCACACAAACGTGAAGCAATACGACAAATCGTGAAAAAATACAAAGGTTTAGATACCTATATGAAACATTTGTATAATGGAGTTCGGCGACATGAAGAAACGATCGGCGACTTTACATACTCTGTCGAAGAAGACAAACTAACACACCGGTACCGTTTAATCGCGCGTTATGAGAGATTGTTCAGCAAAGATGATGAATTCATAATATATTCGATGAAGGCGAGAGATTTGGAAGCGGAAGCGGATGCGGCGACACCTAGACCCGGGCGGAGGTCGCGGTCGCGGTCGCGAGACGAAGAATATTCTGTGGATAAAACAAAAGTATCTTACAGTAGTCACCGAGAGAAAGAACTCGCAGAAACCGATATTTATAATATTGTCCGTCGCGTGTTTATTAAAAATCGCGCGGTTTTCTTCGGCGGGTATGCCAATATTCTATATTCGCGGTATATGCCCAAACACCAACGCCGTATTATCCAACAAATCCCAGACTTTGATATTCTCTCGGAAAACCCGCGTGAGCTCTGCGATGAAGTTGTCCGCGAGCTTACGGCACACAAATACACCGATGTTAAATATACGAAGCATGCTGGTGTTGGTGAAGTGATTTCAGAACATTACGATATTCGCGTTGGTGATGAAGTCATCGCGTTTTTATACAAACCTCTCGCGTGTCATAGTTATAATACGATCCGGATAAACGGCGACGACGTTGGAGGAGGCAAGAAGGGCGGCGGCGAATCGATTCGTATCGCGACCATCGATACGATGTTGAGCTTTTATCTCGCGTTTATTTACGCTGATCGCGTTTATTATGACATCAACCGTATTCTTTGTATGTCGCAGTTCCTCTTCGATGTTCAGCAACATAACCGCCTTAAACAAAGTGGTTTATTACGGCGTTTCAGTATCAATTGTTACGGAAAACAGCCGACGTTGGAGTCGATGCGGTTCGAGAAGACTGCGAAATACGAGGAGTTGAAGGGGAAACGTGAATCACGCGAGTTTGAAGAGTGGTTCTTGCGGTATATTCCATACGAGAACGCAGGAACGGGAACGGGGAAAGGAGAAAAGGGGAAGGCGAAGGCGAAGAAGACACGCAAGACGCGGAAGTAGGATAATATTGACATTAGTTCACATCCCTCAGTCCCTCCCCCAGTTTATTGAAAACCTTCATAATCACGAAGAACATCCCCGCGAACATCGCGCTCGTTGCGGTGAGGCCTATAATCTTGAAATTACCGTCTTCGCCGAATAATGAAGGAAGAAAATGAAGGAGCTGTGCGCGAAAAACGGGCATCTGGAATATGAAATAAAGCACACCGATAAGAATCGGCATTTGAAGGTCGTAATAAATCGCTTCGATTGTATCGATTTGTTTGGATTGACGTGCGTTGGCGCGAACGATGCTTTCCATCGAGGCATAATCTTTAATATAATCGGTGGGGTCGCCACCGCCACCGCCACCGACACCACCGCCCGGCTGTGGAACATAATTCGGACGTGCTTGGTCATCATGTGTGAATGCGTTCGGATTCATCGGAATATCTCTCGTAGGTATCATCGTCATGCCGTTGGCACTCGCCCGTTGAACCCCTTGCATAACCTCATTCATTACGTTATTGGGGATTTGTTGCTGATGCTGCTGCTGATGCTGCTGCTGATGCTGCTGATGTCCGTTGGATTGACCGTCTATCATTGGCGAGTAGATAAGTGGCGCGCCACCCCCACCGCCGTAAGCGCTGCCCGGTGTTTGACTACTTAAAGGCAAGTCATCGATACTGGTTGTGTCGCTCATGATAATAAAAAAGGCTAAATATGTATATAAAAATGATGATATATACATATGTCAAGAACGAAGACCCGTCATTTTAACGCGACACTAGCGTAACTTCACCTCCTTCTTCCCCGCCTCGCATTTCACCGCCTTCGTCTTGTACTCATAACACTTGTCATCCAACTTATACGTATCTTTCTCTAAATCCTTGAGAGGAGGCGCACGGAAGCTAATACATGACCGATCCTTACAAACTTTTCTAAAAAGCGATGCGATGCCTAGACCAAGTACAATCGAGATAATAATACGTCCAGTTTCAGTATGAAGCAGACGCTGAAAACCCATATTATTTCTGGGTATTACAATAAGTATTCTAATATATACAGATATAATTCGCTTCACTTCGCTTCGTTACACTTACTGTACCGGTATTTTCTTCACTTGCCCCTTCGCCTTCGCGCACGACACCTCCTTCGCATCAAACGAGAAACAATTGTCGGCGTTGTCTTTAAATTGGAAATTGCGGATATTATCGGGGGTCGGATATACATAAATGATCTTGGGGTTCGGCACCGAGATGTACACATAAAATAGCCCGATAGAAAGACTTACGATGAAAATCGGAAGGGATACATGTTTGAATATGTCTAACATTCCTAGTAGTGATAGTTATATACTACTGCGATAATAATGCGTTTCTGGCACCGGCACCGGCACTTGGATTGATTTGCCCTACCGGCTGGCTCACTATCCTGTTATCCGCAATCCATTTCGGCATAATCACCGGCATATAAAGTTCATGATAAGTATATTGTTTCTGCGAGAGATTGAATTCGCCGTCATTATACATCTGAACGAGCGCACCATCCGCGTTGTCCGTTGTCTCCACTTGCGAATAAATGTACTTCATCTCTCGCAACTTCAAAAACGCAGGCTCAATATCCTGCTGATAAAGGACAAGAATATCATCGATGATGCTTCGGTTCTTCCATTCTGAATCGCGAAATTCGGTCATATATTCCTTAATCTGCGCTATTTTCTCAGAAACAACCCGGGTTTGTGTGGCTGCGTCTTTACGACGGTCTTCATTATCCGTAACACTCAAATAATATGTGCGGAATTCTGAATACATCTTCATTTGTTCTTGTAATTTGTGTTGAACCGCGTCAAACTGTTCTAAGAGTTCGTCTTCACTAATGAACTGAAATAAGAGATCAAGCTTCATGCGGATGATTTCGTCTTTGGTTGCGCGTACTTCTTCGAGAGATTCGTTCATGAGGGTTTCTAAACTAATGTATTTGCCGCGAAAAACCTCGATATGAAAACCACAAGGTTGAGAGATGTTTCCACATATTGCTTTAAGCTTACCGTCGGTCTCTGTGAAAATGGACCCGCCTTCCTGCTTACACACGATACATGCCGGTTTGATCAGCGCGAGGCGTCGGGCTTTCTGTTGCGCGGAGAGTGATTTCCAATTGATAACGGGGTCATTCATTAGGCGCTGTCGGCGTTTTTCAAGAGCGATATTATATTTCTCTTTCAGGGAATAATAACCTTGGGTTGCGTCGTTGATTTTTACGCGTTCCTCTTCTGGAATTAGCTGATAGGGATAAATCATACCACGGAATTCGTTGGGGTCGGAGGCACTCTGAAGATGCTTCTTAAGCGCGGTTTCTTGTTTCTTCGTCACTTCGAGAAGCACGCGTGTAGCCTTTTTCAAGTTGTCACGTTTGTCTTGCGCACGTTTTTGTTCCGCAATACGAGATGCCGCTGTGAGCCCACCGCCGCCGTATTGTGGTTCTAATGTTCGCTCTTGTATTGCCGCATGTAAATCTTGATACACCGACGTCGTCATACTACACTTCTACATTTAGTATAGATAAATCTATTTACGCATCTTACGCCGCTCCGTGGCTCCGTTGCTCCGCGCTGCTACGCCGACTCCGTTACGCGTAATCACGTTTCCAATAATCCTCGTCTGGACTTTTCCAACGCGGCAAATTTGTCAACATTCCCATTCCATTACCAGCAGGATGTGTTCGGGCATCCATCGGTATTCCTTTACTTTGCGCATAATGTGTGGCATTTACCATCTTCAACTTCGAGAGAATATATTCTTGCTGCTGTCGCTGCTTCGCTTCAACCTCTTCTGGTGTCGGCTTGCCTTTATAGCGTAGATACAAAAATATGCCTAAACAGATGAAAAATGCGACACCTACAACGAAATTAAAGTGTTGTGTATCATAATAATCCTTTACCTTATGACACTGCTCGAGAGATTTACTCAAGAAGTATCGGACACCGGGTTCTATAAGTGTTGGTGCTGGAGCATTATTACCACTATTCATACTTCACTTATTATAACACGAAAAAATAACAATACCAGCAATACGCATGTTGTACCAGTTCGATACAACCCGCAATAAATAATACCTATATATTGTAACACGAACGGCCTGGACCATACGTAATGGCGGAAATCAGTTCATCTGTCGCAATTTTCTTTTTTTTGGCCGTATTTGGCGCATATTCGTATTACAAACATACCAAAAAGGGCGTGCTAACCGGCGGGATTACATTCCTTTTTTTCCTAGTACTCATAACTGGCGAATACTTCATTAATCTGGCGATGTCGAAGGATATCTGCGGCTTCGATCAAGAGAAAACCGCGTTAATCGCTACTGTATTACCGTGGTTCTTAGTATTAGGCGTGCTTAAGGCTGCGCTTATTGTGTTTCCTGGATGGCTTACACCGTTCAGCAATACATTCGGTTACATCTTTGTTTCCGTTGTAACCGACTTGAAGGATGTATTCAACAACATTTTAACGCCGCAGTTTGATTTAGCGCCAGAATCGCAGAAGGCGGCCGCAGGCGGACAAAGTGGCGGAGCCGGAGACAGCACCGGAGGTCTTCAGAATAGCGCAGATATTCCCGCCAACGAAATAAAGAATAAGCGTGATATCGGACGTGCTTTAGAACAAATTTATACCGACCAGTCGATTCTTCTTAACGAACTCAACCTTGATAACCTCGACCGCTTCTGGGATAGTTTCAAAGATTCACGTCTCATTCGCCCGTCGGCGAAGGTCGAAGACCTAGAGAAAATCCGGACATTCTTAATCATGAAATCGGTTGTAGGAGAATTTGTTTGGCTAGTATTATGCGGATTGTTGGTGGTTAGTATCAGTTATAATTATATACTGAATCTGGGTTGTTCTTTTACACCGGAACAACAGAAAATACGTGCTCAGGTACTTAAAGAGAAACAGGCGGATGCGAAGAAGATTGCGGATGCGGAGAAGAATAAGGTGATGACGATTACGGGTTGAGCGGAGCGGAGCCGAATGCGAAATGCGCGATGCGACGCGACGCGACGCGAGAGACTACATGAAAACCCGCATTGCAGGCCGTGAGATATAATAAACCGTTAGGTACGAAAGAATTCCTAATATAATCGCGACGAGCCAAATCGGTAGCACCGTCTTACTAGAGTATCCGATACCGAACTCCCGCAGACTCCCATCGTCATTATAAATAAAACTTGGGTTCATATATTGAACCAGCATAAATACGATGACGTATAACAAAATCGCCGCACCTGCTAAATTATTTCGAATCATGTTTTTGATTGCGTTCATGTTTTTTGATGGGTGTAATGTATTGTAATAGCCTTCCTACTAGTATATTACAATATTACTTTTATTCAGGTTTATTTTGCGGTATCTACTGCTGTTGTAAATTTATTTATCCCGAAGTTTGTTCAATCCCAATCGCCGCCGCCCCTTGCGGCACCGCCACCTTCATAGCCTTCACCTTCGTCATCATGACGGTGGATATACGCCGTATCATCTTCACCCGCGTCATCATCTTCAGGAATACCTGATGACATATCTAGTTCATGTGCCTCGATTTCCGCCGCGGTACGGTCGGCTTCCAACGCTTCCATCACGTAAATCTCTCGGTTCATATCTGTTACATAGTCCCGGCGGCCAAGTTGGCGCTCCTTCTGCGCAATCTTCTCCATCTCTTCGCGTTCTTCATCGTAATAATCTTGATCGTATATCACCACACCTGTCTGCGACGTTCCACGGCTCCATATTCCCATCTTGTGCGTCTTCATCATATTTTCAAGCTGTCTCTCACCAACAGACATTTCGCCGATTCGCGCCACTACACCATCCTTCTCTTTATCTTTCACACGGGTAAGCTTCTCCTTAATATTGGCGAGATTGAAGTTAATCGCCGCTTTGTCTTTCTCTATCATGCGAAGATAGACAACCATGAGTTCGCTTACACGTTGGCCAAGTGCCTTCTTATCACCAAGGAGGGTATCCATCTCCGAGAGAAGTTGGCCTTTATCTGTGGCGAAAGAATCGGCGGAATAGAGACGTGAATGAGGGTCAATCTCGTCGCGTTCGGCGTCTTCTTCTTCGCGAAAGGCGGCAGTTCGGGCGATTGCGCTGGCGGTGGAAGAGACCTTGGCCGATGTGGCAGCAGTCGTCTTTCGTCCTTTAGTGCTACTACTGGCCTTCGCTGCCGCCCCCGCACCACTTCGACGAATCACGCGTGTTGGTTCCGCCTGATAAATCGTAATTGGTGTTTCGACCACGAGCTGAACGAAGGTTCGCATGAATGAGAGAAAGTAGAAGAGATACAAGTTACGCACGATATTGCGGTCGAATACAGAATACATCGTGAATATGTTCTTTCGCGTAGAATGAGGAACCTTCTCGCCGAGCTCTTTCTCAATATCAACCTCGCGCGGAATATTCGCCGCTACGCCGGCACCACCCGGCCCTTTAACCGCTAGAACCGCCGCCGCTGTCGCAATCTTCGCATCCTTCTCTTCATCGAAAAATATCTCGGCCATAAACGGCGTATTATCCAACATGATTTTCAAATCACGCACATGATGTTCCGCATGACGTAATACTTCTTTAATAACATGATCGTTATAAAATGTTTTGAGAGATGTGTAATGTGATGAAATAATCCCCTTGACATCTTTCATATGCGTTTGAGAGAATCCCCAGTGTTTCGGAATATTCGTATCATCAAAATCCACGCCATAGTTGATAATCGACGGAATAACGTCGATAAGCCGTGTCAGCGTATTCTTCATGAATTGTATGCTTTTCGCGGTTGTTTCGTCAGTGGCCGACATCAGAACCGTGCTACTCTTATTGATTTCGAATTCAAGGATTGTATCCACAATACGTTCAATCTCTCGGAATTTGGATTTGGTTTGTTTGGCATGTTGTTGAATAAACCCGACGACACTCGCCCGAAGTTCGCGATTCTTCGTCTGGAGATAATTCTTCAAATCACGCATCTCTTCCGTGTCTTCTTGGACGTATTTCGGTGTTTGTGCTTGAAGTATCGCGAGTATAAGTTGGCGTAATTCTCTCGGAATAATACAACTGTCGAGCTCACTCCTTTGTTGCGCTGGTTCGCGCTCGCCTTCGCCTTCGCCTTCGCTGTCGCATCGCTCCAAATGGAGAACCGCGTCTTGAAATCGTTGAAATTGCGTGTTTTCCTGAGGACGAACCTTGGCTAATGTTTTATAATTCGCATCTACCATTTTATGACTATTCACCGCTTTTAATAAACGCTCAAGACCTTTATCGTCGAAGATATTTGAATCCTTTTTCAGTTTTGCGATCTTCGTATCGATGGTGTCGCTTGACACCCAGTCTTGCGGTCTGGGTGGGCAAATCTCTCGAAGTGCTGGGTGAAGATATAAAGCGACGGCGGTGGCGACCGGATTCGCCACATCAGATCCCGCGTATTGCTGATTCATCCGACAATAATGGATAAATGCGCGATATATCGTCTGTTCGTTGAAAGTGGCCGGAATATTGGGATATTGAAACCGAGTATTGCGATTGTCAATAATGGTTGTTGCGCGTGTCATCACCGCCATATCTCTCAACGTTTTCGTCAAGAACCCGATTATCCGATTATGGTGATGGATATTCTGCTCGCGTTCCATAAAATAATCGATGACGCGTTTGCTACGACGATCAATCGGTTCGTTACAGCATGCGTTTTCAAGGAATGGTTCGCTCGCCATATTTAGGAGCAGCGGGCTGCTGGTCTTCACGATATGATGGATCATTTGTTGAATCGAGAGACTGAAATACTGACATTTACTTTCGAGGACAGCGAGTTTATCATGCTGACCGTGATACCCGCGTTTCATATCCGTAATAAGTTGATTCGTGAAATCGGCGGCGACATTCTGGGGGGTTGGCATGTTATCGAGAGATTTCATCGGAGGCATGAAGTTGCTCCATCGTAGGATGGAAAGTTCTTCTGGGATGGCTTCGCCGCCGCCTGCCGCCGCACCCTGTCGCAAATAGTCGCGTTTCGCTTGTAAGCGCTCCTTGATGAGCGGTTTTGTGAGAATCGATGTATCCATCAACGTCTTCATCTTCGCGAGAATATCGCCTTCCTTCTTGAATGATTTTAGCGTATTCCACGGCTCGATACTTGTCTTTATTTTGTACGCAATACACGCGATATACATGAGTCCGCTCATATCACCATCACCGTCGATCGGGTAGCCTGAAAATGACCGGATACAACCGGCATGTGTCTTACGCGTCTTTGGTGAGGGTATCACACTCTGTATGGCTATACCCAGATAACAAAGCGTAAGAAGCAATAAGGTTTGGAAGAATATTTCTTTATATGGCGGAAGATGTTTTCCTTTCTCTCGAAACATTCGTTCGGATTTTTCGCGGTATTTCTCTTCAGTCGGCACCGATGACTCAAGAAGCGCTAGTGTATGTTGAATAATAAACTCGCGTTCGCTATGTAAATCAATTCCCATATATCCTGTCATCGTTGTAATAATATTATTGATAATACGCGCATTCGGGCTGTCATATTTCTCGAGCACACTAAGCCCTGAGAGACCGCCCACACCACCACCACTCCCACCGGCATCACCGCCTTTGGCCGCCCCCGCGACCGGTTTTGCGACTTTCAGGACACCTTCGCCCAAATCAGCCTCGATGATATCTCTTGTTACAAGACGAAATCCGGCATCATCGAAGCCTTCTTCTGTGACGTGTTCGATTTTCTTGATGAGTGCGCCGCTATATTTATCGACCCATGCCTCACCGTCGTCACTTATCGTGCCTCGTTCTTTACATATTGTATCGATGACCACCGAGAGTGAATTCGCACCAGATGACGCACCTTGAAGAAAGGCCACCGCGATCGATTCATAAAATGAAGGAAGTAATTTTGCGTTTGATTTAATACAATAAAGCCAGTTAGGGTCTTCGTCCATGATCTCATTTGCTTTACGCGTAAAACTCGTAATAAACTGAAGAAGGTCATGTTGGCGTTTGACGAAATCGGTTTGGGCGATAATCTTGTCTTTAAGTGGCTCCATTGGCGAGATAATCGCGTCGATATCGCCTTCGTCGTCGTCGTCGCCGCCACCACTTCCGGCCTTCGTCACCGACGCCGCCGCATGAAACCCCAGCTTGTATTTACGGTCGTTGTACTTGTAAAATTCTTTATTTTGAATTTCACTAATACGTGTGATATTTTTCAGGTCATACTCGAATTTTTTATTGACGAATTCCATAAAATTCTCTCGCGTCACTTGATACTTGACATCAAATTCGGCCTTCATCTTATCCAAGAATGCCTTTTTTATAGCATCGGCTCCTTCTTTGCTGGTGATATTTCCGATGCCGCCGGCGCTTCCACCGCCACCTGGAACGATTTCACCAGTTTGAGCCATGAAATCTCTCGACGCTTCCATCGCCAAAGGAATACAATCCCGATTCACATTACAAAAATAATTACGGTCGCTGCTTGGAATCATATCCGGAATACTTGTATCGCGCACCCATCTTCCGTTTTCACGTTTATAATATAAAAACCGGGTTTCGGTTGATCCTAAGTCATCGTCACCGCCCGGAAATCCTTGGCGTGACGTCCCTGACATCGATGGTTCGACATATTCTTCTTCTTCGACGACAGCGTAATCGCCATCGCTTACTGGACGCAGTCCGGGGCCCATCATAATCGCTTCTGATTCTTTTTTGGCTTGTTCGTACGTCATCTTCTTCTTTTTAATAAGTTCATCCACTAAAAACATGGAGAAATCGGCCTCGCTCAGCGATTCTTGCTGGTCGCGGTATGATTCTAAAAAGGCATAGTCTGTAGTATCGTATTTCTTATCAAAGAAAACTGGTTGGTCGCTGTCGTTGTCTTCTTCAACTGCTTCTTGGTTCGGATAATTCTTCGCTAGAACCATGTTGAAACGTTTCGGGGTTGTTGCCTCACCTGCGGCCTCGCCCCCTCCAGGCGCCCCTCCCGGCGCCCCTCCGCGCATCGCACCCGCATCACGTAAGCGCTGGCTTTGTTCGCCAAGAACAAGATTGAAATCAAATGGCGTAATGAGATCGGTCGTCGTAATCGCAACAGCATCCATGTATAACTTGGCATAATCCAAAGCAAGCATTCGCGAGAGAAGTTCAGATGATGAAAGTAAATGTTCGTTGTAGTCAGTTTGTTCAGCCAAACCAGCCGCATACGCACGGCCACGCATCTGTTGACGTTGGCGTTCATCAAACCCACCAGATGACCCGGGCGGCGCGGTTGTTGCGGAACGAACCTGTGTGTCTAGAAATCCATACGCTTTAAATACATCAGCATCCATCATTCGCCCCGTCGCAATCAGTTTATATATCATACTTACACCCATATAACGCACGTTGTAATGGTAGGAACGCAAACGCCCGAACTTACGAAAATTCGTCGCATAATTCCGTTTGTATTCAAGCACGCGTTCGTATAAAAATGTTACAATTTCGTCGTATTGTTTAACATTCAGGTCTTCCTGATACACAAGAAACGGTTCTATAAAAGCGAGAACATCCTGTAATGTAAGACGTCCGTGTATATACTGACGCATCATTTCAAAAATATTACGGGTTTTAGGTATAATAACTTCGAGAAACTTCCGGTATTTTTCGCGTTCGTTCATCACGGCTGCTGCTCCTCCGCTGCCACCGCTGCCACCGCCGCCGCTTACCGCTTCTGGAACAAGAACAAATTGTTTGATTTCATGAAGAAGTGACTGCGCATTTAAATCGAGCGGTGTATCCAGATTTTCGACATCATGCGTTGTAATCGACATCATCTGACGTAGCATATCCCAGTAATGTACATGTTTGGTATTAAGATCGGATTTGTCAAGAATATTAATACTGGGAAGTGATATACGTGAATAATTCATAACTGGTTCAGGGAATGTCATAAAACCGACGATATTCATGCGTTCATTCGGCGTCAGATTCGTAAATCCGGTTGTTCGTTTGAGGATTGCGCTAGGACCAACGGCGGTTTCAGTAGCACCATTATTCAAGAGCTGAACTTTCGAGAGACCAAGGTTGTATTTCTGTATAACGAAACGACGGCGTTTTATCTCTTCACCATTAACAACAGATGAATAAAAATCGTCCAAGTTGTCGATAACTGCGGTGATATTTTCGTTCACTTGACGCGAAGTTATAACGTCTTGCATGTATTTGGGTTCATAGTTGGGTGTAAAATGACGGCTCGAGAGATTTGTCATGTATTGTGAGTACGTAAGCGAGCCGTCATACCACTGACGTTGAAGCTGATTCTCAGTCTCTCGTTCTTCTTGAATAAGACGAGGTATTATATCCATTTCAGAAGCAGTTCGTTCATCAATCGGAATATCGTATATCACCTTTCTCGTTTTAACGATGGGTATAATCCATCGAAGTGCGTGATCCATACGCATTAATGTATCTACAAGGGGACGGTAAAGTGCGCTTTTGTGTGGCGGGACAGATGGATTGCCATTCGCGTCAAACTGAGAGAATATATGACGGAGCTCACGGAACCGAACGACCATCCTCTGAATATGCGCCATGACCGTTCGAGTTTTTTCGGCAGATGGAACATTCGTAATCAGCGCATCCAACAAGTCATCGCACTGCTTATCTAAATTAAAACGACGATTCTCATCCGGAATATCGACTGTTTGAACAAGGACGTCTAATTCTTCGCCCACTTCGATTTGGTCGGCGTCGATAATGATCGCACGTAATTTCTCTCGAAGCGCTGATGTTGGAACCATCGTTTCTTGTGCTGCGGCGGAAGCAGATGTGGAACTCGCAGACGACTTCGCAGGAGCATCAGACAATACTGTATATTCAGAGGCACCTATAGGCTGTTCGCTGACGTCTTCTTCGCCAACACCAGATTCACCTCTGGCGAGTTGTCGTTGGCGGCGTCTTTCTTCTCTCGGCGTAAGCGTGCCACTTGGTTCCGAAGACAGGGCATCCATACCCATCGTTAGAAACCCGGCTTCGCCTTCGCCTTCTCCCGGCGATGTTTTAGCTGCGTCGGCAAATGCGGCTGGAGGCGCACGAACTTTAATCTCTTCGATCGGAAGATTATCCGGAATACCCATGTAAGCAAAATTAATATAAATCATTTCATCCTCTGGGTACGTGCGTATTTCAATCATATCCTCTTCCAAGTTTGTAATCATACCAGTTATCATCGCCGGTACATCACCTCCAAAACGGATATCAACCCATGTAGATACGACTAAATTATTTTGTCTGGCGTAACCCTTTTCTTCCGACCGACTCAAAAGTTTAATGGTAGTTATACTTTCGTCGGTGAGTTTGCCGGTTGGGTCAAGTTTCAAAACGGCCTTTTCGAGAGATTCTGCGTCGATAAGCTTGATATTGCGAGATGATACATAATCTACTAAAAATATATGTTCATGGATTTCTTGATGTGTAGGTGCGATAATTTGTATAATATCACCGAGTTCGAGTGTTAATGAAAGCGCTTCTTCAGACGACTCCGCACTATCCCCATCTTCTTGTTCTGAACTTGGATCTATCTCCTCAGCCGAAAGAGCGGTTGTTGTTGTCATAGGCTCTTCACCCACATCAACCGGTTCAAAATCCATGGTATGATATATATAGTTACTATTTTATCTACTTATTATATATTTTACAATTATCTATAATAACGGATATAAAGATTACTCCTATGATAATATAGACGAATATACATTATCGTAATGTTTTCTATTTCAACCACCGATTTCCCTCATTTGGCTGAGTTTGTCAATAAATTAAAGGCAAGCTCGCATGAAAAGTCCGACTTCGATGCCATTCGCGATTGGTGTTCCGAGAGGGGGTTCTTGCTTCATTTCTCTAAAACCGATGTGTCGGCGTCGTCTTCGCCTAATGTATTTTATACTCTGAAATATGACCGCGCTAAATTGACTGACGAACAATATTCTACGGTGGGAAAACTTCGATCGGTCGTATTTGATCGTGATGGACATATTTGTTGCGTAGCACCTCCCAAAATGCTCACGCTATCCAACGAGATGAATACACAGGAGGTGAATTCTGTTGGAAGCATTTTGTTAGCAGAAGAGTTGGTGGAAGGAATTATGGTGAATTTATTCTGGAGGGGGTCGAGTGGCACCGGAAGCGGAAGATGGTATATTGCGACAAAGAGCTGTGTCGGCGAGGTATCATTTGACCACATCGTTCAGGCGGAGGCGGAGGCAGAGGCGCAAGCTGCCGCCGCAGCGGGGGGCGCAGATGGTGCTCCGAGCGATGATACTGTTCGCGAAGAGCCACGTGAATTTCAAAAGTTGGGTGTTCAAGAAATTCTGCGCAGGCGTATTTGTGAAGTTTTGAGTCTGCTTCCAGGCGGACTAACTACTGTTCCGACGCAATACTGTTATTCACTCGTAATTCAACATCCTAAGAATCAAATCGTCAATAATATTACAGTTCCAAAATTGTACCTTGTTGCGGTATATGAATTGTCGTATGTTGATACTAGTGTCGGCGTAAGCGCAGTTCGTATCGATCGCGATATTTTTTCACAGAATTTCAGCGGTTCTGTCACACATATGCCATCTACACTGACATGCGTTTCAGACGAAATCGATACAGAAGCGGCGACTGCGACGGCGGCCGTTTCATTTACGCCTCATACTGTAGATGATTATTGTAAGATGTATGCGTCGGCCGATACTCGTAGCGTTTCTTTGCCTGGAGTTGTTTTTGTGGATAAAGATACTGGCTTCTGCTACAAGAAGCGTAATCCCAAATATGAGAGTGTGAAAAAACGCAAGGGAATGGAGCAAAAATTGGCCGCGCAATATCTTCAGCTTCGTAAGGACCGCGCGATTGATGAGTATTTGAAGTATCATCCGCAACATTCTCGGGCGTTTCAACAGTTTCGCGAACGTTTTCATGAATATACCCAAAATTTGTATGACGCGTATATCGAACATTACGTGAAGAAGAATGCGAAGCCGTTGAAGGAGTACGAACGCGAATTGAAGATTCATATGTACAAGCTTCATTATGATGTCTATTTGGCGAAGATGAAAGAGGCGGGGGTATTTGTTACAAAGCATACGGTGATTGATTATGTGAATCAATTGGCGCCGGCGCAACAGTTTGCGTGTGTGATTGCGACGCCTTTGCCGGTTCGTGATGCGTTGGGAGGTGGGGAGGCGGCAGCACGCGGGCATAGATCATCCTCTTCATTCCATCAGAATCCGAAGAAACCGATTGAGAGATCGCAACCCAAAAGTGATAGTGTCGACGTTAAAAACGGATTTAGAAATTCTCGCATATCAAGAGGTGGGCGTATGGTTCCATCACTATCGATTCAGGCTCCTAGCTCAACAACGACGGATGATACCGCAGCAGCAAATGGCGAGGTAGCTAAGGTAAAAGGATCGAAATCGACTGGATGTGTCAAGGTTCAAAACCAATTCGCGGGGTTGGACGTTGATGAGTAATCATGTCGTCGGTCGTGATCATAAAATTGATTGATAATAATACATATATCTAATATTATCAAACGAACGAAGAACGAAGAATGAACGCACGTTTCGCCTCCCCTCCTACGCCTCCATCCACGCCTTACCCAGAAGACACATCGGTCTTTTTCGGTTGGTATTCAGAAGCTGCACAAGCCATGCGCGTATCATACCCGAGCCGACACAAATTCAACGGAAAAATAATGGAAAGCCCGCCGTATTGTTACTGGACGCAAGGCGACAAAAAGGTGCTTGTCACAGAAGTCACACATACAAGTATCCCGACACCGCGTCAAGTGGCGAATGGCGATATATGCGTTGGACAATTGGATAAATATTGGGGGAGGTCATATTCAAGGTTGTAGGGCATAGTCATCCTCCTCATCAAAGTTCAATTGTTTAGAAGGACCACGAATCGGACTTAATAAGAAGTTTGCTTTTTTTGTCTCACACTCGGCGGTGGTGGTGAATTGGGTGAAGTTTTTGATTTATCAAGTTCAAATGGTCTAAGTGGTGTGCCGATAATTTCTAGACCATCATTTGGTGGTCGTGTTTCACTTTTAGGAGGTGGTTTCGCTGGTGTTACTTATTACGACGACTTCGAATCGAATCGAATGATGCCTAAAAACGGATAGTTCCGCCGACCATACCGCCAAAACTGGGACGGCCGCCAGACCAGCCACCGCCGACTTGGCCCTGAACGAAGACATGACGATTTTCGTTGCCGACTGTCACGCGACCGGTGCCGCTGTATCCTTGATTGTTGGCGTTGAAAGAGCCAGAAAAACCCGCGGGAGATGTACGAGGGTTGGGGTTGGTGAATTGGAGAGTTTGCATTGGAGGAGCGAGTGAGTGAGGGTTTCAAAGAGCGTTTTATGATACTAATGGAGAAAATAGTTTTATGTTGGTTTTCTGGTAGTGCGACGATGGCGGCGTTTTGTGGATTTGCGGTGTTTAGTTGTTTTGCGACGCTTCGTTACGCGTTTTTTAGAGTAACGGGATTTACCTCCTATTCCTATAGGAGGTGGAGAATATGTCTCTAGTATTTTGTATACAATCAGATCAATATCATTAAGAGACTTAATACCATTACCAAACCAATCAACCGTAACAGCACCGTTAACCCTATTCGGATCTATAACAAATATAGGACGTCCGGGTAGACTATTTTTAATAAAATCTATATTTTCTACAATAGGGGCGATAGGGGCGATAGGGTTATCGCCTACTACAAGCCGAGAGTAAACTTGTGAATGAGGACGAACCAAACCACCAGCAGGAACAGGGATGCTGGGGTCAGAGGGGCGGAG